CCCCATTGTGGCCCGGTTATCATTCAGCAAATTTAGTAAACTTTCGCTTATCTTATCCGATTCTTTTCTCCCTCCTGTGTTTGGTCTGAACGCCGTCACAATGTCAAACAAAATATTACAGGTGTAAAGATTCTCGGTTGCTGTATTGAAATTATCGCAATCCAGCGCGGATAGGTGGATGTATGGTTTCTGTTGCGTTATGGTAGCAAAGTCAAATATGCGGGCACCGGCCACGGTCAACGTTTGTAAAAATACCCTTATGTCTGAGTCCGGTGTTTTCATTGCATTGCTCGTTTTATTCCTTTGAGGAAATTATCCTGCTCCGCTTTGAATGCCGGATATAAAAACGGTTGTGGTTTCTGGCCAAGGCGTGCTAATGTTAACGCAATTGGAAATGCTGCCTTTGGTTCAATGCCTTTTCTCCGCACCCATAATTCAATAGCCTTTAACAGGTCATCGAACTTCCCGGCTGATCCGTTTCTGTATTGCGCTGCAACTTCCGATAATTCGGCAGGTGCATCGAATTTTGTCTTTGTTCCGAACTCAATATACGGTGCATATTGTTTATTCGTTGTCACCCGTGCGCTTAGCCTGTTTTGTGAGTGAACTAACTTTATTGACCCCGCCAACGCACTTGTAAATTTAGGCACTCTGTTTATAGCTCCAATATGCACCCTGTATGCCGACGCAGTTACAACCTCCTGTAGCCGCTTCGTTTGCTTTTCGGTGACGGCTTTCATCTGCCGCTCGAAACGTGCTAACTCTGCCTTGCTTACTCCTATGCCGATTTCGCTCATGGGATTGGTAGTTTTAAAGTAAGTGACAATTTCCTAAACGTTATAATTAATCTAAATGAGAAATCTCTATAATTGCTATTATTAATTGAATATTTGAATTTCCCAGAATTAAAAAAAACGCCATAAGGATAACTTGGCAGAACAGTAAATAAATTGTCATGATCTAACATCTGTTCAAAAAGCAGCACGTCGTCTTTATCTATTATTAATAAAGTAGTATCTTTTGCTATGGTTTGCACCTCACCCTCAGCATAGATTGGTACGTATTTCTCTGGAATATCAATCACAATAGGCACTGTGTATGTTAGATTTGTTGTTATTCCTGTGTCAATAATCAACTCATCGGGTTCAAAATCTACGGGCAAACTATCACCATTATTCATCCTGTGAATAGTTTTGCATCCCAAAGCCGCTATAATTGCGTTTCTTTGGGCTTGTGTCATTCCACTTATTTTTATCGGTTCTGTTGCCATTTTATGCCTCCTCTTGTTTTTAATAAAATAATCCATCCTCTGTAAGAAGATAAAACAATCCATCTTCTGTTAAAATCGCACCATCTGGCACAACCATCGGGAGATTAACATCCGTCTCCACCAAATCTCTATCCGCGGCAATGATCTTAAAATTATACTCATCGCTCACCACGCTGGATATGTTCAAAATCTTTCCGTTCCACAGTATCTGAGTTCCGCGTCCAATCTTTTCATCAATCCATCTGCGGATGGTTATTTCGTAATTGGATTCCCCCGTTTCTTGCCCGCTCTCCAATGTTTCGCTCATTGACAACTGCCGAACGTTTGCAAACCTCTGAACTGGTTCGCTAACTATCGTAGTGTCAACCATATAACCACCTTCACCGTCCGGAGTTACCGGATTAGTCACAAGTGAAATGATATGCCTGAGCTTGCCGGTTTTCATAGGTTTCGCGTGTATGGGTAAAGCTGAATAGCAATCTGTTTGGGGATCGTGTTGTCCCCTCTGTTCTCGAATAGGTGAGTAATCAGGTTTAGCATTGCTGTGATTAGGCCCTTAGGCGCACCGGTTGTATAACCAGCTTTGTAGGCGATTGATCCGGTACTTGTATCAGCCAGCACGTCACCGGAAATCCACGGCTCAAAGGGCAGTCGGGTAATAGGGCTGTCCCATTCAGCCGTAATATCAGCTTCTGTCAAACAAATGCCTGTTGCCCGCTCTATTAAATCCTGCGCTCCCGGAATGATAATGTCGGTTAACATGTCATCGTAACCATTATGGTCAAGTGCAAGCCATGTTTTAGCCTGAGCAAGCGTTACCGCGTAGGTAGCCGGATCAGATTTTTGAACGTTTAACATGCCCTTTGGTTTTTGTGGTAGGTACTATTTCTTTGGTTTCGTAAACGGGAATCTGCTCTTTTTTCGCGGGCACAAAGTCGGCAATCCCTTTGGAAATCATCATTCGTGCGTCTTGTTCGTTTGCGATAAACTGTTCGCCTTTTCTGTACATCGTCCGGTTGTGGTAAACCGATGTATTAGCTCTAAGTGTCACCATCTGTCAGGAATTTTTCAAAGTTAATTAAATCCGTTTCTGTCTGCTCAACCAACTCTGCCGCTCTTGCTGTTGCCTTCTTGCTGAAGCTGTCGTAATCTGCAAGCACCATTTCAATCTTTTCTTTGAAGTCGGATGCTGTGCGCTCCGCAAATACCCCAGCTGATCCGGTTGATTCTACCAGCCCATCGGTTGCTGTTACAACAACTGGGATTCCGCACGCCATAGCTTCACAAACGGCTTTGCCGTAGCTCTCATATTGTGAAGGCTGTATCAGTAATTTGGTTTCGGCATAGATTGGACGCATGTCTATTGTATTCTCAACATACTTCACATTCGGAAGTGTTGACCTTATTTGATGCTCCGCCCCGTAACCCCCAATCACGCCCATGAACTGCTGTTCCGGCATTAGCGCGGCAAGTTCGGCCAGGATATCGCCACCCTTTTGCTGGTGGCAGTTTACAAGCGTGATATATTGGGGTTTCCTTTTCTTTGACGTGTAACGCTTAGCAATAAGCGGAGGCCGGCAAAGGATTGAAGGTTGGGGATATTTTAGGTAGTTTTGTGTAAACTCACTGTTGTAAATTATGTTAAAAAACTTAGCCCGTGCTTTCAGTAAGTCCGGATTCATAACACCGTGAATGATCACATAGGGATTACCCAGGTTCATTGCGCGGCAAATATTATGGATTTTTGGGATAAGGTGTAAATGCGTTATAATCTTATCCGCCCACTGCATGTGTTGTTTTAGGTTCCCGTAATTTAACGGCACAATCTCAACCCCTTCATGAGCATCGGCCACAGCCCTATCGGTTACAATCCTAATGTTATGCCGCTCCTTAAGGTACTCGGCAAAGTCATAGGCCATCCAGGTTGCCCCGTTGTTGTCTGTTGGTATGTAGCCAGGTGATATGAAAAGTATGTTCATGTGTTTTTGTGTTTTAGAATTGGGGAGGCTTAGCGACCAGCCTCCCCTTTTCATCATCAATTACTAACCTTTAAGCAGTTCCGTAAGCAAGCCCGACTGCGAACGTTCCCCAAACGAATGCGGAAGGTCTCAGTATTGCCAGCGTCAAACGCTCCTCAACCACCACGGTGATGAGGTTCATCTGTGCGTTGTTCTCGTCCTGATCGTAGAAACGAACGGAAGGGGTCATCCGGTCAAAAATCTGGGCACCCATTGCCATATCGCCTACCAAAAACTCACCAACATTGATGGCGGTGGTTGAAACGATGGGCACACCATCAACTTGTAAAGGTACCGGGCTCCAGGGAGCAGCGCCACCGATGTAGTTTCCTGAGGTGTCCTTCACTCCGCGGAGCAACATGACGTCCGTAGGGTGCATGAATATGCGGGTAGGGGTGTATTCATCCACGGTTGCCTGCGTGATGGCGGCACGGAGGATGTCCCAGCGGGAAACAAGCGGATCGGCCAATACATCCACATAAGCGTCGGCGGCAGGGATCAGACCCTGAAACTCGGATGCAGTCAGTGAATTGTACAGTAATACGCTATCTTCTTTATTGGCCAACTTAGCCGTGAAGCGGGTAGTGATGTACTGCATAAGGCCCGGAATGTCATCCAACATTTCTTCCGTAATCTTATGCACGCTGGCAATTTTGATCACTGGGAAAGTGTTGATGTCCAGTGAGAAAGACCCGTAACCCTTCAATGTTCCTTCGGGAACAACACCAAAACCATCGGCGATTGATGTTTCAACCGGCAAAACAATTCGGTTTGATGTGGTTGTGGTGGTGTTGATAAAGTCGCGGATGTGATTCCGGCGGTCAGGCGGGTAGATAATGGTAGGCCTGTAATCGGCTGGCACTACCTCGGTATCAGCCGTTGATACTGGTACCGCTTTCGTCCTGATCGAAAGACCATCGAAGCCTTTTTGATATTCGGCCTTTATACCGGATTTCTTTTTGGCCACATAGGCCGCAAAGTCAGCATCTTTCAACGATTTCTCCAGCACAGATTCAAAGGTTTTACCCTCTCCTGCCTGCTGAATGCGTTTCCCTTCGGCTGCAATCTGGTCTATCGACTTCTGAACTTCCAGCATGTCGGCGGTGACCTTATTAAACTGGTCGGTCATCTCTTTGATGTCGGCCTTCATTTGCGCCTTTACCTCATCTGAAGCGGTGGCGGCTTTAGCTGCATAGCCCTCTATTTTTTTGTCGATAGCGTCAGCCAGTTCTTCTATTTGTTTCGTTTCCATTTTAAGAAAGTTTTAACTTTTGAGTGAATATGTTAATTACTTCCTGAGTGGTAGCCTGTTTGATATCCGGCTCAGTTGGTGGTATGGCGGCTGACTTCTCAATCAGTGCCGTTAAATGATCAATCTTTTTTTGTAATGCTTTGAACGATTGATCCGTGATTGTTCCGTTTCTCATAATATTGTTACCGGATTCAATCATTCGGTTAATATCGTTTATTCCTTTGATACCCTCGAAGTTGGCCAGTGGGTTCGACGCAAGTACAACGCTGCTTCCCTCATATAGTTTGAGTTCTGTTAATACGCTTATCTCATCGTCACCGTTTTGGTTCTGCATTCTGTTGACAACATTAAAACCGATAGAATGATCGGTTATGTGCCCACTTTCGTACAGTTTTAAAATGTCGTTTGCCAATGCTGTTTCCGGGAAAGTTGTCTCGAAGCGCAATCCTTTTTTATCCTCAATCAAAAATTTTGGCTTTGCTATGGCATGGCTTAGGGCGAAGTAATGATCTATAAGGTGCCATATTTTATTCTTTGCACCAGGGCCGTTCTCGCTGATCGTCTTAGCAAATGCACCATTTTGGATTATTT